CTCGACCGCTTCCAGCCCCCACTCCAAGTACGCGCGATCGATCTCCGCTTGCAACACCGCCGCTTCCAGCTTCTCCCGCGCGTCGCTCCCCGCCTCCAGAAATTCAAGCCTCTTGCCGATCTCTCGTACTCGCCGCGCAAACTCAATCCGCCGGCCCAGTGAAATCCGCGCTATCCGATACCGCACGCCGGCCATTGCTTCAGCCTCAAACCACCGCGAACTCTCATACACGCCTGAGAGTGGGGCAGGTTGCCAACCTGCGGCAGGTTGCCAACCCGCCTGTCCGCGCGAAGACGCAGCCTCCATTCCACTCCCCTCGCCTGCCCTATCCGAATGCAACGTAGAGCTCATCATTGGCGGTCCCTTGTGCCCTGCTGTTCTGGAATTTCCATTGCAGCCGCGTCTGCTGATCGTCGTACTGCGGAACTTCCGGCACCATCGCCGGCATGTATGCAGCAAACAACTGCCCCGATTGCTCCCCGAGCTGGATCATCACGCTAATCGGCGACCGCTGCCGCGCGGCCTGGTACAACTGTTTCGTCTGCGCATCGTCCTGTTCGAAAATCGTGACATTCAGCGACACCTCTCGTGCGCCCGCTTGAATACACACTGGGAAATCGCTGCCGAATTCATGCAAGCGCAGCGAAATATTATTTTGAACCGTCAGCTCGGCCGACGTCAAAGTAAAAAACTGCACCGGAGTCGCCCCCATCCAGACCTGCCCCAAATGCCCCGGCACAATGGTGTAATCGAAACCCGCTGAGGAGGGCTCGCTCGGAAACTGCGTCAGGTTGGCTTCTCCGCTCGTGAAGCTGGCGCTGTCCATCACGTCCCGCGCCGGTCCACTGAAATCGAACTGGTGAAAATCTCCATTCACCTTGATTTGCACCTTATCCATTGCCGCACCGTTCAAAATTCGCTGCACCGCTGTGCTTGGGTCCCAATAATCGTAAAGCGTGACACTGCTTAGATCGTTCGCGACGGCATATGTCATCGTGTTCCCCACCGTGGCCCCGCCGGTTAAAAAACTGAAAGGCGCATTGATGAATAAAGTCGTGGTATTCTGCACGGCGGTTACGAATCGAATCTCTCCGCCGTTCGTGATTGCCTGCCCCGGAGCCAAGCCGTGCGGACCTGCAAATTGGAGTTGCGTCTGATTCGTGATCGACTGCACTGTACCGCCTCCAAAAGCCTGAGGAGCGGCGCCCAGCGCTGCTTGAAACAAGGGCCCATGGCTCGGCGCAGTGGAAGTATTCGTCCACTCCGTCATTGGAGTGCTCAGCTCGAACGTCGATGTCTTGCGAATACGGTTTGGCAGACCGATAAATGTGCGGGTCCCGGTTTTATCCTTACGCCCGGTCGTCACCGGCGTTTGCTTCGCATTCAGCCGCAACAACGGAATTCGATTCTGTCCCGTTATCGCCGCTACCTGGCCATAACTTGATTCCAAAGCGGCGTAGACCCGATTGTTATTCGACGATATGTAACACGACATAGTTAAACCCCCACTCGCTCCTATTGCGAAAAGTCCACTTCGAAGCTCACCTTCGCCGCCTGAATGTAGTTCTTGCCCCCATGCCGCACCGGCTCGAATGCCACCTCGTAGCCTCCTGTGTAATAAGCGCCTTCACCCCAACTCCCGCGGTTTCCGTCCAACACCTGAGTCACCCCGTCCACGTAGAGACGCACCTGCTCTTCAATCCCTTCAATCCGGTCTTGCGACATCCGTACTTCCGCCACCGTTCTAACAGTGCCTGAGAATTTGCGGAATTTTTCTGTCAACGAATTCTTCACTCGGTCCGTATACACATAAATCACCGGGTACTTCAACGCTTGTGCCTTCTCCGCAAGTTCGAACGCGACATTTTGATTAAAAATGTTCGCCGGCGGAATCTGCGGAAGCGGCACACCGGTATCGTCTGCCATTTGTGACACCACCGGCGCAATACCAGTGTTCGGATCGCGCAAAAACCCGACCATCTTTCGCGCTGCCACGCTAGCCGTTGTCGCCATTTCTTATCCGCGCCTCAAAGTCCGCCCGCCGATTACGTATGTATCCGGAATCTGCCCGTTTCCCACCACCGTCCCATTCACCAGACCCGTCCCCGGCAACGTGAAGCTGCTCCCCAAGGGAATGGGGGCCGCATTCTGCAACCGTTCACAACCCGCTGCAAGCGACATATAAACATTGAAACCAGCCGCCACCGGCGGCGGATGTACCGCGGTAATTACCGGCAAGCTCCCAGCGGGCGCGTCGTAAGTCGTCTCGCAACTCGGCATGCCTTCCTTACCTCCCGTGCCCACCCAGCTCACCCGGACGTAGTAAGTAGTCGCCGGAATCAAGCCCGCCACGTAGCTGAACAACGGTGGTTGCGCGATCGGAATCGGCAGCAGCGCCATTCCGATTCCGAACCGCAACGTGTGCTCTCGCGCGTTTTTGCTCAATTCGTGATATTGCTCAAATTGCGCTTGATACCTGTTGTTGAGCTGATTATTAAACGCATCCCGGTAAACCACCTCCAGCGTATGTACCGCATGCCAGCGCTTCATTTGAGGAGTAATGACAACATCCGAAACCCCGATCGTCCGCCGGATCGTCGATTGCGGATCGCTAGATCTCGTATGGTCCAGCAACACGTCAAGCACATCTTCTTTGATCTCTGTCAAAGCCAGATCTAGCTTTGCATCCAACTCGATTTTTTCTGTGCTCGCTAGATCCAAAATCGACGATCCATATACCCTCAAATCCTCGATGTTGTTCGGTCTGCCGTCCGTTAAGAGCATGGTGTGTTACGCCTTCTTCAACGGCTTGGTGGCGATCCGTGCCATCTTGTCCACCGCCTCCGCGGCATCGTGGCTCTCCTTCCACTTCCGTTCTTGCTCGGCGCGAAACTCAGCCGCCTCCTCTGTGCTCGCCACCACCGCCTTCTCCTCTGCGATGAGCTTAGCTGCCAGCTTCTTCGGCACCTCCGATTTCACGCCCGCTCTGCCGCCCTCTTCTGTCCGCCGGCTCACAACCACCACAAATGGCTCCGTGAGTTCCGCCTCAATCTTTCGAATCTTCTGGTAATAGACGCGTAAGTCCATAGTTCACCGGTAGAGCAGGCTTCAGCCTGCAACGGGGGCTTCAGCCCCCGCTGCAGACTTACCCGCCCTCGCCCTCTCTAGCTGTTCACCTGTACGCCAAACGCGTTCCGCAACACGCCCGCGCCATATAGTGCGTCTACCGTGAACTGCTGTGCCAAAGTATTCGGCTGATAGCTCATGGTGACCCGCATACCGAAGTTGCCCAGTTCTGCGTACTCGGCGATGGCGCCCGTCCCGGGCAGCGGTTGCGGCAATCGGCGCACTACCAAACCGACCGCATCGCGCCCGAATGCGAGATTGTGAGTCGTTACCGGGCTGCTGCCTGTCTTCGTGACGAACTGCGAACGGAAGATGTAGAAGTCCTTCATCTTGCCTACAGCGCCATCGATCAGCGCCCGCAGACCCGCCTCGCCGGCCGTTTGGAATTCGCTGAACCGGGGAATCTGTCGCAGTGTCGAATACGTCACCGAATCCACCACCAGATACTTCGCCGCGCTGGACGGCATCTGCGCTTGGAACAGAGTCGATTCTGCCGCATCCACCACGGCTTCCGTAATCGGGGTTCCGCCGGTGCCCACCGGAGTGTTCGCCGTAAACGATGGATACAGGCCCAGCAGATCCGACTCGATTCGCTCGGCAATCGCCACCACCGCCGGCTGCATGTAAAGCTTCAAAAGGTCCGGCACGGCCAGCACTTTCGTAACGTCCGGAATCTGGAACGTAGCTTCCACATGCGTATTCAGTACGATCTGCGCGTTCCCCAAATTCGGATTCTGCGTCTGCACCGTGCCGCCTTCTGCGATGTTGTTCGCCACCAGCGTCGGCGGAATCGGCACGTTCACCGTGTCTCCCGTCTGCGCCAGCACCGGCTCGTAGTCGCGATTGACCAGGTTGCCCATAACAAGGTTCCCTAAGAGCGCGGGCAGCGCATCCGCTGCCACGAGCTTGACAATCGCAGTCGCCACATTTGCTGAAGTAAGAATTGCCACTCGATTTCAGTCCTCTCTTCTGTTGTGTTTTGTTCTTCTGTCCTGCCTACATCCCGCGCAGCGTCTGCGACGCCACCCTCGCGATCTCCTGCCGCACCCGGTCTAACTCCTCCGCGCTCATGCCGGGCTTAATCTTGTCGATATCAATGGCCGCCTGTCCACCCGAACTTCTTTGTCCGGCGCTTGCCCCCGATCCTCCCGCGAGCCTCGCCGGCAGCAGCTCCGGATTCTCTCCAACGAAGCGCGTCAGATAGTCCTTCATATCGACCCCGTCTTGCGCCATCAGGCGGCCATCCTCGCCTCGTTGAATTTCGTCCTTCACGGCCTTGTACGCCAGCTCCACTTTCGCGACCCCGAGCTTCTGCAGCTCCGCGCGAATCGACGCGCTTCGCTCCGCCTCCTCCGCTTTCGCGCGAGCCCGCTCTGTTTCAGTAACGAGTTCATTCACCCTCTGCTCAAGCGTTTCCCGCCGGCGTCTCTCCTCCAGCAGTTCCGTTTTGTATCCTGGCTCCGCCTTGCTTTGCTCCGCCCTCACGAACTCCTGGACCACCGCCTGCACAATCTCCCGAATATTATTCTTTCCGCCTTCTTCGGCCATCTCTTGTTCCTTTCTCTTCTGGTGGAGCAGGCTTCAGCCTGCAACGGGGGCTTTAGCCCCCGCTTCAATCTCCCCGACAATTCGATCCTTCACGTCCTGCCGCGTATCGCTCAGATACTTCAATGCCAATCTCTTGAAAACTTCCTTCTTCAACGTCGGCGAAGCCATGCCCAACGCCAACAATTTCTCCGCGTTATCCAGCTCCGTCGAAAAATCGGCGATGTCGAACTCATCCATTCCTGTAACGCCGATCTCGAGAGCGTCCTCCCGTGCCGCCCCGATCGCTTGCAGAACCCGCCGGATCTGGTCCTTAACCGAATCCCCATACGCCCGTAGAACTTCTTGCGTGATCGAAAAATCCATCTGCTTTGCCAGGCCGGATTGCCTGCCGCCCTTATCGAGCGACCCTCCCGCCTGAGGCAAATAACACACGCGATAAATCTCCTCCTGCAAATGCATCAGGTTGTCCGAAGCGATCTGATAAACCTTGCCCTCCGGCTCAGTCCAACCGAATTTGTCCCCCGGCCCGAGCTGGATGTAGTAGCTCTCGCCGACCATCTGTGTCCATTCGCGATCGGAATAGACCACCGGCATCGCAAACAGCCCCATCGTCAGTGCCCACGCCAGCGCGTTCGATTTATTGAAGTGCTCCAGTTGCAATGAGCCCGCCCGGTTCAGCATCCATAATCCTTCCGGCATTCGGAGCCCAAACAGTGGCACTTTCCCGAGCTTCGCTAAGCCATGCGTGCCTTCATCGATCAACCTCGGCTTTTCGCCGGTCGTCGAATCGCCGGAGCTTGAGTAAACACGAAATCTCTGCCTGTCGTAATACAGCCACCGTGACTCAATCCGCCAGTTCGCGTCCTCCACGCGGTCCTGTTTCAACGACTTCGTTCGCAACACAACCCAGTCAAAGCTGCCCCGATCGTCCAAATTCCAATTAATGAGATCGTCCGCCGCGTACTCCACCAGATACGCCCGGGATGCGCCCACCGCATCTTCTTCCCCGCGCGTCCCGAACTTCAAGGGCACTCGTGGAAAATCCACCAGGACATAACTGGCACCCGTAATCAGCGCCTCAATAAACTGGCGCCGGAAAAAATCCGCCAGTTGTGTTCCCTTTTGATCGATGTCCTCGACCAATGCGCAAAAGAATTTTTTCGCGGCGTCGTTCGATCCTTCAAACGTCACCACCGGCTCTTGCCGGAACAGCGTCGCAGAGTACCAATCCACAATCGAGCCGATATAGTTTTGGTAAAACACTCGGTTCAACCGTTCGGCATACACGTCGCCGGGCTCTCTTTGCCGGCGGATCAAATAATCCTGGGCGTTGATCCGCATCTGTTCCCCGCCGACGTACAGGTCGCGGTACCTTTTCAACATTGCCTTCCGCGCAACGTAATCCGGATGCTCCCGGTCGATATCAAACATTTGATCTCCGCCTATACCAATCGCCGATTTCCTTCCATCGGCGCCGCCTTACTCTCGAATTCCCGCCAAACCAGGTATCCCAAGGCGTCGGAAAGGTGCGTTCGTTTCGCATCCCGCTCCTTGTCCACCACCTGGCTCCCCTCTTTGTAAGTCACCTGCTCCAGGTCCTTAATTAGTTCCGTGCAGCCTGCGTCGATCTTTAACATCCGTTGTCCGTCCGCCGCCGCCAGCTTCGCGTTCATCAACGCGATCCGGTCGCGCACCGGAGGATTTTTTAGCGGCACTTTGTAATCGACTTCTCCGTACTCGCCGCTTCGGAAAAATTCCCTCACCATCGCTAAATCCGATTTCCCCGTCGTCTGCATATTTGCCCCCGATGCGTCGGCATAAATCGCTAGCCCGCCCGAATGCCCGGGGAACCGCCGGGCAAATTCCTCGCACGCCTGCGATGTCGTCGCCCGGCTAAGTACGATTTCGTCGAGAACGATCACTTCCGGCCCCACTACCTGCGCCACCACCGAAGACATCGGATCGACGTTAAAATCCAAAGCCCACAGCAGCGGCCGCCACCGGTCTATGCTCAATTTGGCGACGTTCGCCTTTCGATCGAATGCGTAATAAACCCGCCCCGCATGCATGCTGACGTATTCTCCCAGCGCCTCCTGCTCAAAAAACCGCGCGTCGTAGCTGCTCCGCAATCGCTCGTAATAATCCGGAATCTGCTCCAGCAAAAATCTGTTCTCGAACGGCTTGGCGACCACCGTTTCATAGCCCCGCACCGGCTTCGCAATAAATCGCTCGTACACCCAATCGAATCCCTTCGGAGTCCACACCGCGAATCCGCACAACCGCGTCGCTTTTGGATCGCGTAATCTCCCCTCCAGCCGCAGCCATGCTCCCTCTGAGGTGTACGTCAGTTCATCCACTCCGAACCACGCCAGATTGCTGCCCCTCAGCCGCTCGAACTCTTCCACTGCCCTAAACAAAATTTTCGATTTTGTTTCCTTAAATAACACGAAATTCTCCGCCCGGTTCACCTCGTGCGGAATCTTGTTTTTCTCCAGCGCCTCAATTAACGACGACACTGTCGCATCGCGCAACATCGGATACGTCGGCGCCCCGATCAACCCCGTTCTCCCCGGATTTACATATGACAT